CTTTGTCCGCTGCGGACAGTCTTCGCCGATCCTTCTGTATGGGAGCACAAACAAAGGATCTGCCAGCGGAAACTGGATCAAGAACAACATTTTCTATCAGTGCGGATCCGATCCATCGGACCCAATCACAGGATGGTACGGAATAAGTGGAACGATCACAAATCTCGATGCGGACTACAATCTGGTTGTCGGTACTGGCGCGGGCACAACGAAGACAGGATTCGCGGAGACGAACGGAATCAACGGAGATGATCCTCTGTTTGTCAGCGCAACCGATTTCCAGTTGCAATCCGGCTCGCCCGCGGTTGGAGCCGGGGCGGATCTTTCAGCGTTGTTCGCCGGAGATTATTTGGATGCGGTTCGCGTAGCACCTTGGGACATCGGCGCCTACGAGTATGTGGGCGGTGGCAGCTCATCCGGCCCGCTGACGATCACCACGCAGAGGGCAACCATAGGAAGGATACAAGGCCAATGAACCGCACACTCGTCGAGACTGCTATCAGGAATGTTTTGCGAATCGTAGGTGCGGCAATTGCAGCCAAGGGCTACGCGCAGTCTGCTGATCTCGAAGTCTTGATCGGTGTTCTTGCTGTCATAGCTGGGGAAGCATGGAGCTTCTACGAAAAGCGCAATCGTATTCCCGATGACACAACCAAAACCACCCAAAAAGAAGCGAAGGCGCCGCCGGATAACCAATGAGATGAGGTTGAATCCGAAGCTCGTTCTCACATTAGGTGGCATCGCCGCTGGATTACTTGCGGTCGGTGCCCTAATGTATAAGGCCTCCATCGCGGTACAGATACCTGCCAGGGTTGATAAGCTTGAGGCAGGACAGATCGAGATGGCGAAGAGGATCGATGGGCTTGTGTTTGACGTGCAGCGAATGCGGATGAGTCAGGAAGAATCGGACAGGCGTTCCGCGGATTGGCAGCAGCGAATGACCACTGTCATTTCCGAGATGTCAGGGTCAGTGCGCAGCCTCACAGCATCGATCGAAGCGCAGGCGCGAGAGAATATTCGGACCAGCGAGCAAGTGAAGAATCTACAAGTCATCACCGATCAACTGACGGATGAATCGAGATCACATCACCAATGAAACAGCCCAAGACACTGACGGTGAATGGAAGCAGGTATCGACTTGTGACGCCGTATCGCATGATCGATGCGGACATCGGCAAGAGCGTTGGACCGCATTATGCCAAGGTCCCAGCCGTGGCCGGCATGGTCTTTATGCCTGACTCTCCATACCTACTAGGCTTGGTGTCCAGGCCGAGCACCATGCATCCGATCAGGCTCGGCGAGTCTCCACGCACTCGAAGCTCTCGCCGTCGCCGCACCTGATGACCTACCCCGAAATGAAAACTCGCGTCGAAGAATTGCGACGCGAGTGTGAGGAGATCCGGAGGTGGCGACACCGACAGCAGTGGCCTATTGGTCACTCTGAGGACCCTGGATACGTACCCAGGCTGTCAGGACCGCGAAGGAGGTCGGACTGGGTGTCCGCCGATTACGACCTTGAGCTTGGTGTGCCTCCGTGATGGCGGAGCCACTCCCGCATGGCCCGAACCGCCGTCGCCGGTGGCCAGTCCACTCCTGCGAGCCAGCGCCTCACCGTGCGATCCGACACGCGGAGATGGGCCGCGAGGACCCGCGTAGACCGGACCCCGCGCACGGGCTCACGCAGGCACGCCGCGACATCGGCCAGGACGGTCTCGCGGTCTCGGTCGCGGCCGCGATGGACCCGGACCCCGCGCCGGGATTCGCGGAGCGCCGCTAGGGCTGCGGCCTTCGCTGGAGTAGAGCGAGACCCGCCCCGGCGTCCGGCGGCCGAGGCGGTCTCAGTGGTGAATGGAGTCATACTTCGTCGCGCATGGTCTTGAGCCAGGCCCGAGATGCCGCGTCGGATGCGCGGAATTCTACCGACTCCAGTCCCTGCTCGCCTGTGGACGGGTTCTGCGCCCATGTGTCGGTAATGCGGTAGATGCCGCAGCGAGAGCAAACCTCGGTGATTATGACCCCGCCGCCATGCACGCTCACACCAGGATTCTCCTTTATCCCTCCGACAACCTGGTGCGGACTCTGCCAGTCGTGCCCACCCTCCACATCGCAGTCCGGATCCTCGGCTGGCACAGTGATGGTGACCCACTCATCATCACCGTGCTCGTCGCACCACTCGATCCGGATGTCCTCAGTGGTGTCTCCTTGGGCGTCCGTATTGCTCGATCCGGCCCAGTCGGCCTTAGCGCCGGCAGGTAGCGCGGCCCGCAACTCGTCGATAGCGTAGTCCTCAGCCACCGTCAGCGTCAGGTGGTCACCGTGGTCGATGATGTGCCCGGCATTCATGGCCTCGACGGCAGCCAGCACCGACGATCTATCTGGTGCGCTGATTATCGGCGTCACCCGCACCTCGACCCAAACCGTGCTCGACCGATCTCCCCAGTCGTCACCTGACACGTATTGCTCCGCTGCCTCGCGGGCGCTGTCAGCCTCGATTTCGATCTCGCCATTACCATCATTGCACAGGTATTTCATGCGCGATAACATGCTTCATCGGGGCCGCGCACGCAAGGGAAATCCGTTGGAAATCTCCGATTGATTGCAAGCCGTTGACCTACGGCACGATGCCCCAGAATCGCGCGGCATCCTCTCGACTGACAAGCTCACGGTAGTGACGCAGGATGTTTTGTTTTTCACGTCAATCTCCTTCACTGCCGTTGGCAAGATGAATCAATTGCTAGCAATTGTAACAAAAATTCGTTGCCCCGCTTGCACGCATTTGCTAGCAATTGCGGCGTGCCACGAATTCAACTGAACGTCCGATTGCCGGACGGTCTCGTCGAAAAGGCCAGGACCGACGCGAGACGACATGGAAAAACGGTCGATTCGATCGTTGAAACAGTCCTGGCCGACTTCTTCAAGTCTTTCACCCTCACCGAGCGCGCCAACTTTTACGCGCATCAACCAGCCAAGCGCGCAGGCCGCCCCATTGGGAACGATGAGAAGGAGGTGGCATCGTGAAACACGACGAGGCCACCTTCGCTTGGCACCTGTTCCAGTACGACCCGGTTGGCGGACGCCTGCTGCGCGAAGGAAAGCAGGTTGGAACGTTCGCCTCGAAGGGCAGCTACGAGACTGTCGCAATCAACGGCAACCGCGTCCTGTCGCATCGCCTTGCGTGGCGCCTAATGACTGGCGCATGGCCGGTTGGCGAGGTGGACCATGCCGACGGGAACGGAAGGAACAACCGATGGAGCAATCTTCGGCTCGCGACTTCCGGTGAGAACAAGGCGAACCGCGCAGCGCAAAGCAACTGCCGTTCCGGGTTCAAAGGAGTCCACCTCGACGCGACTCATGGGCTCTGGTGCGCGGCGGTGCAGTTCAATGGGAAGCGGCTCCAGTTCAAGACGCGCAATCCGTTCTCAGCAATCGTCGCCTCTCGCCTGATTCGCCGAATCGTCCATGGCGACTTCGCGGTTGAGGCCCGCAACACCATCAACTCGGAGGCCTCCGCATGATCTCCCCCGACAAAGCCCAAACCCTCTCCGAGGACAAGCGCGAACGTGTCGAGTCGGCGATCCGTATCGCCTCGCACTATGAGGTTGAGTCGAAGTCCGAATGCCGGGAGCCGTATTCCCGCTGCTTCGAGAAGATCGCCAGGGCCTATTGGGATCTCGCGGAGGAACTGGCGCGATGATCACGACCGTCGAGGTGATCCCGCCGATTGCGCCGGTTGACTCAATTCCCGAGCCCGGGCCGGCGTGGCTGCTTCTGCTGGCTCTGTGCGTGCTCGCGGTTGCGTGGCTCGTCCGCGAGTCCTGGGGCTGCCCGCGCAGGCGCCGAGGCTGGGTCTATTTCAGCGGGGGATCGGGCCCGGTGTCATCCTCTACGGACAGGGCTTGGCGGATCGCCGCCACGCTTCCGGCGCTCGTGTTGCTCGGCGCCGTTTTTGCCCGGTTGGCCTACCTCCACCTATCGCGATGAGCACTCACCAACAAAACACGCGGCAATTCGCTCGTCGGTACGGGCGCGGGTTCTGGGGAGTTGGGCGTCGTTTGATGCGCGGCACGCTCCACGACGGGCTCAAAGTCACCGAGATTTCCTCCACCGTGGAACCGGCGCCGGAGCATGGCTTGGCTTCCGAGACAGCCGGAGCGGTGGAGGGTCCGCTTTATGTAGCACCAAGCACCGATGGCGCGACGCTCGCGGCGCCGACACTCGCGAGTCAACCAGGGGTTGCATCACACCAACAAAGGGGGACGCATGAAGTAGTCGAAGCCTCGCAAGATCCACAACAACCTTCCCCGCCCTCGCGTCACAGCGCCGGGGGCGGGGTTTGTTGCCTGATGCTCTCCGCCCAGGTCCACGCTGACCGCTGGGCAACAATCGCGATCATGGCCGTTTTAGTCTGCGGATGGGCCGTCGCAGTCATCCGCGCCAACCGTCCTCCCCGCCCCCATACCCCGCCCCGAGGGCCTTTCGCCAGTCGAGGCGACCACCGCGCCAAGGACTAGGGGCGGGCTTCTTTCTCTCCATTCCGTTGCACGCCGCGGCACCACACCGAACGCCGCACTATCACGCAACACAACGCACTTTCTACACCACAAAAACCAAACGCAGACATGAACATCGAACTCAATGAACTGGTGTCCCTACTTGGGACAAATCACAGACCAAAGCAACCGATCACCGGACCGCAACAGATTGTTGTGATTGACCGCGGTTGGGTGATGGTCGGCAACTCACGATGGGTTGACGGCGGGATCCAGATCGACAGCGCGAGGTGCATCCGTATCTGGGGCACAACTCGCGGCATCGGCCAACTGGCTGAGTCTGGACCCACCGAACAAACCAAACTTGATCCGTGCGGATCAGTCTTCGCACCCGATCACGCGGTTATTCTCGTCATACCATGCAAATCCAATTGGTAGCCGGATTGTCCGGGTCCGGGTCCGGGTCCGGGTCCGGGTACGGGGACGGGGACGGGGACGGGGACGGGGACGGGTACGGGTACGGGGACGGGTACGGGTCCGGGTACGGGGACGGGGACGGGGACGGGTACGGGGACGGGGACGGGTACGGGTACGGGGACGGGTACGGGTCCGGGTACGGGGACGGCGGAAACTGAAACCAAAAGGCCCCCGAGAGCGGGGGCCAGACACAGACACCGAAGACATGAGTAACACCAATCAATCAGTAGCACCACGACAAAGCGCCCCACCAACGGCGCGGAAGGAATTGAAGCTCGAACTCGAAGGCGAGGCTTTTCGTCGCGCCGTGGCGGCGGTCCTACCGAAGCATCTCACCGCGGAGCGATTTGTCCGAGTGGCCATCCTAGCGATGACGCGGACTCCGAAGCTGGCTCAGTGTGACAAGGCGTCATTCTTCCAAGCGCTCATGCAACTTTCCCAGTTTGGTTTGGAGCCGGACGGGCGACGAGCGCACCTGATACCGTTCGAGAATCGGAAACGCGGTGTGGTTGAGTGCCAGCTGATCATTGACTGGAAGGGCTTGGCCGAACTCGCGATGAGGTCGGGCGTGGTATCCAACCTCCACGCCGACGTGGTCCGTGACGGTGACAAGTTCGACTATTCTGCCGGTCGCATCCACTCACACGTTCCGTGGTTCCTGCGTCGAGATGCCGAAAAACCCCGTGACGCTGGAGAGGTGTTTGCTGTCTATGCCGTGGCTCAGTTCCGTGATGGGTCTGCGAAGGCCGAGGTGATGTCTATTGAAGACGTGGAGTCTGTTCGGCGACGGTCTAAGGCAGCCAACGCCGGTCCGTGGGTGACGGATTACATGGAGATGGCGAAGAAGACAGTGTTTAGGCGGCTCTCCAAATGGCTTCCACTCTCCCCCGAGTTCCGCGATGCGGTGGATGCGGACGACCGGAGCGACGCGATTGACACGCAGGTTACTCCAGTCGGTGCCAGCATCGATTTCCAGATTCCATCACCAGCACCCGAGGAATCGAATGATGCCGCGCCGCCAGACGAAATCCCCGGCGCCGAGATGCATCCAGAGTCAACGCCCGATGCACCCAAGCCTTCGTCACCGCAGGAAGAACTCGCGCTTGCCGTGATTGAAGGCGGTTACTCATTCGATATGTTCAAGAGCTGGTGCGAACAGACGGGCAACGTCAAGGGCGTGGACTCTATGTCCACTTTCGAGGAGATCCCAACGGCGGTTGCTGAGAGATTGTTACGCGCCAAGAAGGGACTGCTAACTCAACTCGCCAACATCAAGGCCACTGGGAGGACTATCGCGTGAGTGCTGACTTAGTTCTATTCCATGCGGACCTTCGCGCAGTAAAACCGACCCCCGAAGCGGAGCGGCTCAAAGCCGAGGCGTTGGAATGCTCGGCTCTTATTGGTGCGGTCACTGATGAGTCAACCAACGCGGGAGCCGTCGAGGCGCTCAAGTCACTATCCAAAGTCATCAAGGCCGTGGAGTCGGCAAGGAAGTCGGTCAAGGAGCCATTCCTCGAAATGGGCAGGCGCATCGACGCAACGGCCAAGGCATTCGTTGAAGACCTGGCAGCGGAGCAGTCGCGGATCTCCAAGGAGTCCGCCGACTGGCAAACCGAACAGACACGTCGGATGCGTGAGATCGAGGAGGCAAGGGCCAAGGAAGCGGCGCGCATCGAGCGCGAGCGCCAGGAGGAATTGAGGAAGATCGACGAGGCTCGCATCGCCGCTGAGCATGCTGCGCAACTCAAAGCTCAGGAGGAAGCGCGTGCGGCACGCAACGAACAGGAGCGCATCGCCGCTGAGGCTCGTGCCAAGGTGGAATCCGAACGCATCGCCAAAGAAGCTGATGCCGCCGCGAAACGGGCCGAGGAATTGACGAAGCAACAAGTGGAGTCACTCCCTCCGCCAGCACTCCCTACGAAAGCCGAAGGTCAGATTGTGCGAGAGGAATGGAACTTCGAGGTGACTGACATCTGGTTGCTTGTCCGTATGCACCCTGGATTCGTGCGCGTCGAAGTCAACCGTCAGGAGATTAAAGAAGCCATCGCCCGCGGCGCCAGGTCGATCCAGGGACTCCGAATCTATCATGAGACCAAGGTGAGCGTGCGAACCGGCAAGGAGAAAGCGATTGACGTATGAATGCCAAACTCGAAGCAGTCGGAATCAAGAGCGCGGAAGTCTTGCGTGCGCTCATCCGCGAGTCCGAGAAAAACATTCTCGAAGCGTGGAACTCCGCTTCGGAAGAAGCACAGGTTCAGGAGACTGCGCCTGTGCTCAGACTCGGATTCACGATCTCACTCGATCTCGACGCAAACAAGATGACGCACGTTCTTGCGTTCTCGCTTCGCCGGAAACTCGAAGCGGCCTGCGACATCCCAGACCCGGATCAACTCGAACTAGACGCGCTAGGGAGAACGGAAACGGAATGAAGACACTCATCTTGATCCTACTCACCGCAGTCCTGATGGGCTGCCGCAGCACCGAACGCCCCGGGCACAACTGGCGCCCGCCTGGGATGCTCATGCAGGCGCCGCAGGAAGGAGGGAGGCTGTGAGTGCGCCCAACGACGGCGGACCGGCGTTTCCGGTCACATTCGATCATGGAGAATGCAAGTCAGAATCTCCAGACATGTCCCTCCGCGATTGGTTCGCGGGGCAGGCGTTGGCCGGAATGTGCGCTTCGGATTACTGGTCAGAGAACGCACAAGCTGACAAACGAATTTACACTGACCCGTTGGCCAATGGAGCGTATGCAGTCGCCGACGCCATGCTGAAAGCGAGGGAGCGATGAGTGACAAATGCCCGCATTGCGGGTCACCCCGCGCCGATTGGGCTCGCATGTGGTTTTCTTGTGGAACCCACGAATGCGGAGCGAGATCCGATTGCTGCAAGGAGCGAGTCGCCCACGCCGAGACGCGGAAGAAGTTGGAATCCCTAGAAGCCGCACACGCCACGACCAAGCGGGAGTTGGAGATGTGGAAGCACAACGCGGGAACGGCTGTCACGGTTGCCATCGAGCGCATTCAAACCCAACGCGACGCCGCACTGGCCCGCGTGCGGGAGTTGGAGGGGTTGAAACTCGGAAACTACGAGACCGGAGGTGCAGGCATTTGGCTGGAGGTGTTGCTTCCTAAAGACACGAAATACGACTCAAGGCTGTGCAATACCCTCGGCGAAGCCATGCCAAGAAAGGAGGGAGAATGACTGACGCCGAACTCATGAAGGAAAACGACATCCTTCGCGCCTTGGTGTCCAAGCTGAATATTCCATGCGTTCATTGTGGCATACCGGACATCAGCAAATGCAGTCGCGGTTTTCCTGGGTGCGTTCAGGCTGACGACATCATGGTGGGTGAGAGTGAGTACGGCTTTGCGCTGCTTGATCGACTGCGGAAGGCCGAATCCCGCGTTACTCAACTCGAAAGCCTCCTCATATCATCGTGGTCCGTCGGCACTGTCACGCTGCATGTCAGCCACGCTATTCCGTTCGGCAGTGAGCCGAAATACCTTGGGGACATCGTAAGGGCTGAGACATGAACGAGAAGCCAATCCTATTCAGCGGCCCGATGGTCCGCGCAATCCTCGAAGGACGAAAGACGCAGACACGGAGGGTGGTGAAGCCTGCTGTGCCTGAAGACCGCGTCAAAGATTGCACCGTCTCAATCTCAAAACTTCCGTTTGGTGATGTCACTTGGTGGCCGAAGTGCGACTACCCCGTGTTGATGGCTGGACGGAGAAATCCATTCGGAGACCCAGGGGACAGGCTTTGGGTGAGAGAGACGTGGGGGCCGTGCGATGGTGGGGTTTGCTATCGAGCTTCGGAGGAGCCTGCCGTGTGTCCCGATGGTGGCAAGTGGAAGCCATCAATCTTTTTGCCCCGCTGGGCCTCCCGAATCACTCTGGAGATCACCGACGTTCGCGTGGAGCGCGTGCAGGACATCACCGATGAGGACGCGCAGTCGGAGGGCATATTCTGGACTGACTACAGTCGTGCGTGTGGCCACTTCGGTGCTTGGCAGGATGTGGGGTCATGTCCGGCGCCCGACGAGTCGCACCCGGTGAGGCCTGGTTGGTATTGGCGAAAAACAAAGAGTTCCATGGAATGCTTAGGGTCCGCGCGGTTCGCATTTGCCAATCTTTGGGACTCCATCAACTCCAAGCGCGGGTTCGGATGGTATGCCAACCCGTGGGTTTGGGTTATCTCGTTCCGGAGGGTGAAATGACATCCGAACAATTCCGAGCAAATCAGGCCACCAGATGCATGGTGCGCGACTTGGGTAAGGCGGTTGAACGATTGCAGGCGCACAACGAAGCGATGCATGAGGCGCTGGAGAAGATTGCGAACTTGCCATTCCGGACTGACATCACTTGGGAGGCTCAAGTCATGCGAGCCACCGAGATCGCGGTTAAGACGCTACATGGCTTATGACCCTCCTCCTCGCCCTCCTCATCCTCCTATTCCTCGCCCCATCCGACGGCGGCAACCATCCGCGCAAGGACCCGGCGATGAATCAACCGCACAGATTCCACCCTCCGAAGTCATGGGATTGAGTAAAGGAGAACCATTGAATGAGCTGGCTCTTTTCGCGGGCGCTGGTGGAGGAATACTCGGCGGGATCCTCCTCGGATGGCGCACAGTTTGTGCGGTCGAAATTGATCCGTATGCAGCAGGCATCCTCGCGCAGAGGCAAAACGACGGCTGCCTTTCGCCATTCCCAGTTTGGGACGACATACGCACGTTCGACGGGAGGCCATGGCGCGGCGTTGTTGACGTGGTTTCTGGCGGCTTCCCGTGCCAGGACATCAGCGCCGCTGGAAAAGGCGCCGGAATCACCGGAGCCCGAAGCGGACTCTGGAAAGAAATGGCACGGATCATTGGCGAAGTACGACCCCGCTTCTGCCTCGTGGAAAACTCACCAGTACTCACTTCTCGGGGGCTTGGAACCGTTCTCTGGGACCTGGCCGCGATGGGGTACGATGCGCGGTGGGGAGTGTTGGGAGCAGACGACGCCATCTGGAATTTTGGCGATCCGTGCATCGATCACGAGCGAGCCCGTATCTTCGTGCTGGCGAGTTGCGACACCATGCGCGGCGGATGGTCAGCGCGGCGGACGCGGGGACCTGATAGCTCACGTCCGAGCGAATGCGATGGGCCTGGAGAAGTACGGACGAGTCCGCGTGCCGACTCCGACCAAAACATACGGGGAGCATCCGGGGAGGGTGAAGTGGAAGCCTCACCAACAGATTGCGCTTTCTCAAGCCGTGCGACTGATGCCGCAGAGAGTGCTGACCCCAAAAGCGAGGGACTATCGGACCGGCGACAATCCGGAATCTCGGCGAGCGATAGCGAAGCAGACAGGCGAATGGCACACACCGGACCTAAACGACGTGGCGGCTCCTGGTGGTCAGTTGAACCCCGATTGGGTCGAGTGGCTCATGGGGTGGCCGATAGGGTGGACCGACTCAAATGCCTCGGGAACGGGCAAGTTCCGGCGGTGGTTAAACTCGCATGGGACACACTGATCCAATGACCGCCTCCACCCTCCGCTCCCTCGGATACCGCCGCACCGACTGCAAGCGCGATGCTCCGCCTGTCCGCGGCAATCGCTACCTCGTCACCAACGGTCGAGGCCAAGTCGAATTGGCAATCTGGGATACTGGCGTCGGCGACGATGGCGAGGCGGATTGCTGGTTCGACCTGGACGGTGAGTTTCTCGGCACGGCGGGGCAATGGGCTTGGTTTAAGGAACTACAGACATGAGACACGACTACGCACAACTGCTCGCAAGGAAAGCCGTCAAGGCGCAGCGGCATGGGATTGAACCAGCAGCATTCAGTCCCGTTCTATTCGACTACCAGCGCAATGTCACTGAGTTCGCATTGCGAGCCGGTCGCGCCGCCCTGTTCCTTGATACCGGACTAGGGAAGACTCTGTGCCAAGTCGAGTGGGCGAGGCAGATACCAGGCAAGAAGCTTATCTTGGCTCCGCCAGCCGTGGCGCCACAAACGGTCCGAGAGGCTGCAAGCAAGTTGGGTGTTGAGATTGGCCATTCCCGCGACGGTACGGTTGACCATGACATTATCATCACCAACTACGAGCGGCTTCATCTGTTCGACGTGTCGCAGTTTGATGGGATTGTGCTGGATGAGAGTTCGATCCTGAAAAGCTTCATGGGCAAAACGAAGCAGAGACTTTGTGAGGCGTTCTCGCAGACACCGTATCGGCTCGCCTGTTCCGCGACTCCGGCGCCGAACGATTACATGGAGCTTGGGAACCATTCCGACTTCTTGGGCGTCATGCCATCGAACGAGATGCTTTCCCGATGGTTCATCAACGATTCAATGTCGTTCGGGAACTACCGATTGAAGGGCCACGCGGTGAAACCGTTTTGGGAATGGGTCGCTTCTTGGGCCGCGTGCGCCGAGAAGCCATCGGATGCTGGCGGGGACGATTCTCGCCATGCCTTACTGCCGCTGACAACCAAGGTTCACGTCGTGGAGTCATCAGCTGGCCCGTGCATCGAATCCGGCACGTTGTTCGGCAACCTCGAACTGTCAGCAACCTCAATGCACGCGGACAAACGTGCCACGGCCGCCCAGCGATGCGGTATCGCCGCAGACATAGCAAACGGCACTGGGGAGCCTGTCATCGTTTGGTGCGAATCGAATATCGAATCGGCGACACTGGCCAAGCTCATCACTGATGCCGTCGAGGTCGTTGGGTCCGATGATCCCGATGAGAAGGAGGATAAGCTCGATTCGTTCTCGCGTGGCGATTCGAGGGTCATCGTTACAAAGCCGTCGATCGCCGGGTTCGGACTCAACTGGCAGCATTGCAACCGCGTCATCTTCGCAAGCATCTCGTACTCATTCGAGTCGTTCTATCAGGCCGTGCGTCGATCATGGCGCTTCGGCCAGACAAAGCCGGTCAACGTCGATGTCGTAATCGCGTCCAGCGAACAAGGCGTGTGGCAATCCGTTCAGCGCAAGATGCGAGACCACGACGGCATGAAGGCAGCGATGAGATACGCGAAGTTCTCCACGGCGCATTCAGCGTCAATCAAACACCCGTACAATCCACAATTCAGAACCGAACTACCGACATGGATAACCGCAGCATAACCGTACTCGACGCGCAACACGGTAAATCATGGTCCGCATACAACGCCGATTGCGTGGACTTCCTTTCGCAGATGCCCGCCAACAGCGTGGACATCTCCGTGTTCTCGCCACCGTTCGCGTCTCTCTATATCTACTCCGAGAGCGTGTGCGACATGGGGAATTGCAAGGATGACTCCGAATTCCTGGAGCAATACAAGTTCCTCGCGGAGCAACTCTATCGCGTGACTCGCCCCGGCCGAGTGGCGTGTGTTCATTGCAAGAACCTCGTGAACTACAAGGGCCGCGACGGCATGGCCGGTCTCAGGGACTTCCGAGGTGATCTCATTCGCATCCATCAATGGGAGGGTTGGGCGTTCCATTCCGAGGTCACAATCTGGAAGGATCCAGTCATAGAGATGCAGCGCACGAAGGCTCACGGGCTTCTCTATAAGCAACTCCGGGCTGACTCGACGTTCTCACGCCAGGGCATGGCCGAGTATATCCTGACCTTCAGGAAATGGGCCGATGACGCCAGTGAATCTGATGCGGCAGACGTGGTGCCAGTCGAACACACTCGGGATGAATTCCCTTTGAACCAGTGGCAGGAGTGGGCATCGCCAGTCTGGACGACAATCAGACAAACGAATGTCCTAAACGTCCAGCAAGCCCGCGAGGCTGGCGACGAGAAACACATCTGCCCGCTTCAACTCGACGTGATCGAGCGGTGCCTCGTGCTTTGGAGCAACAAAGGAGACACCGTGTTTTCCCCGTTCATGGGCATCGGATCCGAGGGCGTTGTGAGCCTTCGGCTTGGTCGCAAGTTCATCGGCACGGAACTCAAGCCGTCGTACTTCAATCAGGCTGCCGGGTATCTTAGGCAAGCCGAGTCAGAAGCTGCGTCGTTGTTCGACCTATAATCCAACCAAAGACACCATGACACACCAAAACGAATTGCCGATCGGACTCACTGAGAGGCTTGCGCAGCCACCGAGTCGACGAGGCATCATCATCGCCATTGACCCCGGGGCTTCGGGAGGGTTTGCGATCCAGCACCCGGGAGGAGCGATTGAGGTTCACGCCATGCCCGAGTCGGACGTGGACACGCTGGACCTCCTTCGTTCCACGCGGCAAAAGGCAATCGCCGAAGGTGCCGAAATCTGCGCGGTCATGGAACAAGTCGGCGGATTTGTCGCCGCTGGAGGTGGCCAGCCCGGTTCGCGCATGTTCAATTTCGGCGAGGGTTTCGGGTTCCTACGTGGGGCTCTGCTTGCCCTCGGGATCCCGCTGCGCATGGTTCAACCGAAGGCTTGGCAAAAGGGCCTGTGCCTAGGCGCGCCGGTCGACAAGTCCGCTCGCAAACGCGCGCTCAAATCCAAGGCGGTGGAAATGTTCCCACACCTCAAGCCCACGCTGAAAACCTGCGACGCGCTCCTCATCCTCGACTGGGCCAACCGCGTGCTGTGACTTATGAGCGACACAACAAAAATCGAGTGGACAGACTACTCTTGGAGCCCCTGGGAAGGTTGCACGAAGGTTTCACCGGGTTGCCTCAACTGCTACGCCGAGGCCCGCGACAAGCGGCACCTGTTCGGGCCGGAAAGTCGCTGGGGCAAAGGCGCACCGCGCAGACTCACCAAGGACTGGAAAAAGCCGGTGAAGTGGAACAAGGCGGCGGGAGTCCCCGTTGCGGTGAACTGGGATTGCCGCGACGACTGCGGAGAACCAGCAAAGGCATACCATCGCCCCAAGGTCTTCCCATCGGTCTGCGACTGGCTCGACGACGATGCGCCAGTTGAATGGCTGACCCGTTTACTAGGGCTTATCTACGATACGCCGAACCTTGACTGGCTTCTGCTAACCAAGAGGCCGGAGAATTGGAAGACGCGCTTGCAGCAGGCATCCGATTGGGCTCACGGAGGACCGCCGCAGGAAGGTTATTGGGGCTCCTGCATCGACGAGTGGATTGCTGGAGATCCACCCACAAACGTCTGGGTCGGCTCCAGCGTTGAGGACCAGACTCGAGCCAACCAGCGCGTGCCGGCGCTTCTGCGGATCCCGGCGCGGGTCAGGTTCCTTTCGGTTGAGCCATTGCTCGGGCCGGTGAGGTTGGACAACATCGACGCGGGGGGAAGCGGAAGCGCCGAGTGGTGCCAAATCGACGCGCTCACCGGGCGGCATACTGACATGGGGCGCCCGTGCCAAGACGTTCCCAAACTCGACTGGGTCATCGTTGGCGGCGAGTCAGGCCGCAACGCCCGCCCGTGCAACGTCGATTGGGTCCGCTCAATCGTGAAGCAATGCGCCGATGCGGGCGTTCCGTGCTTCGTGAAGCAGCTTGGGGCACGCGTCATCGACCGAAACGACCGTGGATTTGAAGGAGATAGCGGGTCGTCGGGATGGCCGATGGACACCGATATCGCAGACACGGTGGAGCCTGGGGTGTACCAAGGTAAGCCGATCCTTGTCCGCTTGAGGCACTCGAAAGGCGGCGACCCGTCCGAGTGGCCCGATGACATCCGCATGCGCCAATTCCCAGAGTCAAAAACGTGAGCCAACCAATCCACCCCGACACCGAGCGCCTCAACTGGCTTGAGAGCATGGGCGCCGAGGTGTGCATTCCCAAGACCGACGACTTGCTGGCCACCGGGTATTTCGTCCACACCCATTTCACGGGCTGGGTCCAGGGAGACAACCTCCGCGGCGCAATCGACAATGCGCGGCGAATGATGGAGGGGCTTTGAAGATGAAAACGAATCGAGTTTCTAAAAACGTTAACCCTTTGGTCGGTCAATTCTTTCATTCGATCGAGAACGGCGATGTCAAATGGCAAGGTCTCGTACTAGGGAACCCGGAGAGCGGTTGGTATTTGGTCCGATTGTTTGAGTGGTTAACAGGAAGCCCAACCGTTAACCGATTGGTTAAAATCGAGGAAATGAGCCAATGGCTGTTCTACAGCAACAGCGAGGAAATGGCTTTTTCCTACGAACACGGATGCGCATGGAGCGCGGTCCGTACAGGAAAAACTAAGCTATCTACAACGCATGACCCCAATCATTGACAAAGCCATCCAGGCTGCATCGGAGACGTGGAATGTCTCCATGGTCTCAATCATCGCCAGGGCGAGGTCACACGTAGTCTGCAAGGCGCGGTTTGCCGTGTACCGGTTCGCGACATGCAATGCCGGCCTCTCCTACTCAGAAGCCGGACGGATCATTGGAAGGGACCATGGAGCAGTCAGCAACGGCATCCGACAACTGGAATCATGGATGCAGACAGACCATCGCATCAGGCAAGAGGTCCAGAACTTCTATGCGCGTCTGGCTGAAGGCGTGAACAACTACGCATATCTGGGTGTTGCGAAACCAACGGCACCTCAACACAACGGTCCCGTCGGGAAGGTGTAGCGACTGAACCGACGCACTTGCATGGAAAGGAAAACCATTTTACCCGTCACTCTTACCGTTGGGCGTCCTTTCCCGCCCTTGCTACCGGTGAGTTTGACGGGTGTCCTTTTTCGGGAGTTCTGATATGGCCTGGACGAAGCTTCATCGGGAGATCGTGGTTTCCTCGATCTGGGGTGAACCGTACCCGACGCGGATCGTTTGGATCACCATGTTAGCAACGTCTGATGCAGACGGAAACGTCATGGGGTCAATTCCAGGGTTGGCTCGTCTGTCCAATGTAACCCGCGCTGAGGCGGAAGCGGCCCTACAATCGTTTTTTGCTCCGGACCCTGATAGTCGGTGCCAAGACAACGATGGAAGGCGCATAGAGGCGATTCCTGGCGGTTGGCGAATTCTGAACTTCAGGAAGTACCGAGCCCGCCACCTATCAGACGAGGAACGGGAAGCCGCCAGGATCAGGATGCGCAACCTTAGAGCGAGGCGATCTCCCCCTGCACCCCCTCTAAAAGACAAAGACCAGAATCCAGATGCAGATGCAGAGAACGTTACGCCTGTTCGCAATGTTACGCACGAACAGGAGAGTAACACAGGTGGCATGTCCCGATGTGTCCCGTACATGTCCGGGACAAAAGGCGCGCAGGCGCGGGAGAATGGAAAACCGCGGAGCATCGAAGACGTGATCGCTCGGGGGGCCATGATCGGGGTGCCCGAGTCCGATTGTCGTGCTTGGTTCACCGACATGGAGGCCTGTGGATGGGCCAAGGTGGATGGGACACCATTCGGAAACTGGCCCCGAGAATTGGTGATCCACCGGGATCGAATGCGGCAACGCCCCACCAACACGCACGCCTCCGGCAGCCGCAACGGCGACGGCGGGGCCGCCCACCCAGATCGCCTCAGCGCATCCCAGGTCGAAGGACTGCGGAACCTCAAACGCGAAAAGGAAAACCAGATCGGCCGCACCAACAAAGAGAACGAGATCCGAATCAAGGCCGAGATAGCTGCGCTGGATGAGAGGCTTCACCGGCACGCCGCCACCTATCAGCATAATGGACGCTGAGCAGACAATTGACCGAAGGTACGAAGCCGAACATGCGCTGATAACTTGCGCACTTGAACGACCATCACTCATCGATCAAATGCGTCCTGCGTTGTTCGGTGATGAGAGGGTGCGGAAAATTTGCGAATGGATGCATGAGCGCAGGAATGCCAGCACACTTCCCACCGAACCGCATCAAGTCCTGTTCGAGTTGTCCAAGGATCATTTTGGACTCTACGCCGAAGCTCTCAAGTGGATCCCGTTGGTTCACTCACCGGAGAACTGGTCTTACTGGGAAGAGTGCGTGAGAGAGTCCGCTGTGTTACGCCATTCGATTGATGTTGCGAACGAGATCAAAGACAGCGCAACGCATGGAGACGTGGACTTGATGACGGCAGTGCGAAAGCTCCAGCAAATCGAAGCTGCCAAGGGACGAAACGCAAGGGCTTCAATTGTCGCCATCGCAAACGAGGCAATCAATGATCTCGACGAAAGGTATCAGAGACAAACGCCGTATAGTGGGCACACGACTGGATTCCCCACACTTGACCTGAACACCGACGCACTGACCGCGAAGGCCCTATGGGTAATAGCCGCGCGCCCGAGTGTCGGCAAGACGACGCTTGCCTGCAACTTGGTCCGCACGCTTGCCGTGGGAAACAAAGTGCCAACCGCGATGTTCTCGCTTGAGATGCCAAGTCATCTCATTTGCCAGAAGCTTTTCCATATCATCAGCGGCGTGAGCCAAGAGCAAAGAAAACGTCACAACCTAACCGAAGCTGACTTTGCGCGACTGGCTGGGGCATCCGCCTCAATCGTCAAAGCGCCTCTGATGATCTTGGATTCATGCAGGACCATTCAATCAATAGGCGCAGAGATCAGAAGGCTGAAGTCGGACTGCGGAACACAGGTCGTCGTCATCGACTACTTGCAACGCATTACCATCGACGGCAGCAAGCACGACCGATGGCACGATATTGGTGTCGTCTCCAATGCCCTGAAAAATTTCGCGATGGACAATGACATCACCGTCGTAGCTTTGGCACAGGTATCGAGATCAGTGGAGAAGGAAGACCGAGAGCCTACGCTTGCCGACCTCAGAGGCTCTGCTGAGATTGAGGCCGATGCTGATGTCATCTGTTTCCTTTGGCGGCAGAATGGAAACCTCAAGTTGAGCATCGCGAAATCACGCATGGGCCAAATAGGCATGGTGCCAATCTCCGCAAACTACGACACTGGAAGAATGACTGAGGAAAGGCAGAACGCGAATGAGTAACGCACCGCGCACGCGAAAGCTTATCAAACGATGGGCCGAAGCAACTAAGGGGATCTATCGTGACGTGTTCGGCGAAATGGAGAGGATCGAGATTGACCTTTACGCTGCGTTGGAAGTCTCGGCCAAGCATGCAGAGGACGCCAAAAAGCTTGAGCTAAAGGTTCAAGCACTTGAGCGCGATGTTGTGGCGCTCAAGAAACGAATCGCTGATGTGACTGACCTATGAACAAACCCGAACGCACACTGGACGACGTGCTATCACTGGCTGTCGTTGCGCTCGCAATCGCTGTAGCAGTGCAGATTGCTGCCAGCAGTTGCGCCAAGCCAAAGGCAGCGACAATCAATGTCTCTGGTGGAGTCACGTCCGGCGTGGTAACTGGAACCAAGCCATGACCTGGCTCTGGTTCGCGATTCGCCTCGGCATCCAACTCGGCACAGCAGCAGCATTCGCAGTCATCACCTACAAACTAATCCTATGGGTAACGTCAACATTAACCGTCGGCCTCGGTGGTGGGACAAGACTCACTCGGATGTTGACCGCGCTATGCGTGCGCTGCGTGCGGCCAACAACCTGGCTTGGGCGAGGGAGCACGGGCCTAAGATCGTGGCATGCATCCGTCGCAAGCACCCAGAATGGCTGGCCTATGCCAACGTCCCGCCCAACCCATACGCAGACCGGACACCACGCATCAACCGTGCCAGACAATCGAACGTTTAACCGAAATCCGCGATAGGGTTAAAGGACCGCGTTAACAGTAAAGGTGCCTAAAACGCTCTGGGATGCCCCAGGATCGAAGATGATTTCTCCGCTGTCCTTACCCTCGCCGACGAAATCGACGCGTCATAGGGCCGTTTCCGCTCGATTTCGGGGCATGCACGGGTCCTCCCCAGACCCTTAGGCGGAAGGTTCCATGCAG